GCCGGATGTGTACCTATATGGCTCTCTTCTGGAGGCAGAACCGTATATTCGCAATGAGCAACGCGCCACGCTTTGGGTCGCGGCCTATGAGCGGGCAATCTCTGACCTGACCGGCGAGAGTGTGCGGGCGCAGTACAATGGTTCCCCGCTAGTTGTTGTGCCCGCCGGGGGGATCGCATGAGCCAGTCAATGTTAAGGACCGTCAAGGAGCGCATTGCCGCTGGCGCGCTCGACAAGTCGGAAGCCGACATTCAGGCGGCTATCAAATGGGCGCGATCCTGCCGCGCGAAGTCATGGCAGGCGCGGGAAATTCTGTCTCTTTTAGGCGAGGAATAGACAATGGCTGTAACCGTCAGTTTCTACAATCACACGCGCAAGCTGTTTGCCAATGGCGAGGTCGATCTGGCAGACCTGAAAGTCATGTTGCTGGACAGTGATGCGTCCTTCACGGCGACCAATACCGTTGTCGGGGATGTTTCCG